AAAGTAATACAAAAAATGCAAAGTGGTGGCAGAAAGTTAAGTGAAGAAGAGTTAGAGGCAGCCATCAGAGAAATAGAAGAACAAGGCACTGTATTTGGTAAAGGTTCAGGACTATCAAAAGATCAAACTAAAAAGATAGCTGATTCATTTGAAAAATCTTTTAATGATATATTTGGTAAAAAATTTGGTGGAGTAATAAGAAAAATGAGAGGAGGCGGACTAATGGAAGCAATAAAAAAAGTAAAAGCTAAAGAAATGCAAGGTGGTGGTAGTGTTGGTGATAAATTAAGAGAGGAAGTTAGTAAATCAAGAAAAGGAAAAATTGGTGGTTCAATATCTATGAAAGAAATGGATAGAATTATGAGAAAAGTAGGCATTGATAGTGGTTTATTTGAAAAGCCAGTTAAAAAGCAAGAAGGTGGCAATATACCAAAGCCGAAAATGAGACCAAAGAATCTTAAAAAGAAAGATCCATTTAGAGCAGATAAAACAGAGTCTTTAAATAAAGAGTTTAGTAAAAAAGTTGCTAAAATAAATCAAGAAAACATGAAAAATGTAAAAAGCAAAAAAGTTGGTGGTTTAATAGGTGGTCAAGTAAAACTAGATAAAAACAAAGATGGTAAAATATCTGGTGAAGATTTTGCTATGATGGAAATGGGTGGTAAAGTTGAAAAATATGGTGCTGGTGGTAATGTCAAAGGTGGCAAAATGGGATGTCGTGGCATGGGTGCAGCATTAAGAGGTGGTGGATTCTCTATTAGATAGGATTTAAAATGGCGATTGAAAATGTAAATGGCATAGCGGATTCTGTAGCTCCAGAATTAGAAGCTAATTTAGTTAAACTACCTCCAGAGGCTTTGGTAGAAGGTGTGACAGAATTAGATGATGGATCAGCTATCGTTGGTGAAATGGAAGTAGAAGCAGAAGCTCCAATAGCTATTCCTTTCGATGCAAACTTAGCAGAACATATTGACGAAAATATATTGTCAGAAATATCCAATGAGATCATAGGCAATATAGAAGATGACATTAACTCAAGAAGTGATTGGGAAGAACAGTACAAAGGCGGATTAGAACTTCTTGGGATGAGTTATGAAGACAGATCAGAGCCTTTTGAGGGTGCGTCTGGTATAGTGCATCCACTGTTAGCTGAATCCGTTACACAGTTTCAAGCACAGGCATATCGTGAAATGTTGCCTGCTGGAGGGCCTGTCAAGACTTCAATTATTGGAGCAGAAACTCCAGAGACATCAGCTCAAGCAGAGCGTGTTAAAAATTATATGAATTATCAAATAACCTATGAGATGGAAGAATATGATCCTGAATTAGATCAGATGTTGTTTTATCTTCCAATCGTAGGTTCAGCATTTAAAAAAGTTTACTTTGATCCAACAATGCAAAGAGCGGTGAGTAAGTTTGTGCATTCTGAAGACTTAATTGTTCCATACAGCGCAACAGATTTAGCAACTGCAACAAGAGTTACTCATTGTATTCGTATGGACAAAAACGAAATTAAAAAATTACAATTATCAGGATTTTACAAAGATATAGACCTTCCTAGTTCTGGTGCTGATTCAGATGGCACGAATGATGTGAAGGATACAATAAATGACATAGAGGGTATTACGAGTAGCTCTTCTCAAAATGAGGAGATGCTGATTTATGAAGTTCACACAGATCTGGATATTGAGGGGTTTGAAGATATTGGAGCTGATGGTGAACCGACAGGATTGAAGATGCCCTATATTGTCACAATCATGGAGGACACTGGGGATGTCTTATCAATCAAAAGGAATTTCAATGAAAGCGATCCGCTCCGTAGGAAAGTGCCTTATTTTGTGCATTATAAGTTCCTACCTGGTCTTGGCTTTTATGGCTTTGGGCTTACTCATACAATAGGTGGTCTTTCCAGAGCTTCAACATCAATACTTAGACAATTGATAGATGCTGGTACATTGTCTAATCTTCCAGCAGGTTTTAAGGCTAGAGGAGCTAGAATAAGAGATGATGAAACACCTCTTAATCCTGGCGAATTTAGAGATGTAGATATGGTTGGTGGTGATCTAAGACAAGCTATTATGCCACTACCATTCAAAGAACCATCACAGACATTATACTCTCTCATGGGAACATTAATTGATTCTGGCAGACGTTTTGCATCTATGGCTGATATGAAAGTTGGTGAGATGCAAGGCAACGCTCCTGTTGGCACAACTATGGCTATCATGGAGCGTGGCACGAAGGTTATGTCAGCTATTCATAAACGTCTTCATTATTCGCAGAAGATAGAGTTTAAGTTATTAGCTCGTGTTTTCTCTATGGGCGTTCCAATGTACCCTTACCAAGTGCCAGGTGCGCCACCAGAAATAAAACAAACTGATTTTGATGATCGAATAGATATATTACCAGTTTCTGATCCTAACATATTTTCTATGTCACAACGCATTGCTTTAGCACAAACACAATTACAATTAGCTCAAAGTAATCCAGAAATTCATGGGCAGAATGGTATGTATCAAGCCTATCGTAAGATGTATGAAGCGTTAGGTGTTACGAACATAGACCAAGTGTTGCAACCTCCCCCACAACCAATGCCCATGAACCCAGCAAAAGAAAATCAAGAGGCACTTAGAGGAGCAAGACTACAGGCTTTTCCTGAACAAAATCATCAAGCGCATATATCAGCTCATTTAGCTATGATATCTACTCCTGTAGCACAATCAAATGCTTCAATACTTATGACACTACAGGGTCATATATCTGAGCATATAGCTATGATGTCTGAAATAACTGCACAACAGGAAGTTATGGCATCAATACCACCAGAGCAACAAGTGATGATGCAACAAGATCCTAATATGCAAAAACAAATTGCAGATCAAATTGCATCAAGATCAGCAGATATTGCAGCCGAAGTGCAAGAACAATATGCACAAGCACTTACACCTCCACCACAGGAAGATCCTCTTGTTAGTTTAAGAAAGCAAGAATTAGCCCTTCGTGGTTCTGAAATACAACAGAAAGCCGAACAATTTAATAAAAAGGCTGAGATGGAGATGCAAAAGGAGTCAAATGATACATTAATTGACAATAAACGTCTTCAGCAACAAGAAGAAATTGCTCAAGATAGAATACAAACTCAAAGAGATATAGCAGCTATGAATGCTATGGGAAGGAAATAAAATGGTTAGTTCAGTTCGTGCAGGAATGATTGCACAAGAAAAAGAAAAAAAGAGACAAAGAAGAATATTAAAACAAATAAAAGAGGACATGGAATCTTCTTTTATTTCAGTAGACATGTTTAATAATAAAAATCAAAAAATTGAAAAAGAGATTACAGAAAATGTCGAATCAAAAACGGAACAAAATACAAAAGAAGATAAACCAAAGAAAAAGACAAAAGCCAAAAAACAAACCAAAAATAATAACAAAGTTCTCAAAGATAGCAAGACCACAAAGGTTTGAGGGCGTTTTTTAATGGAGTTATCTAATAGATCCAGTAACTATATCACTAGCAATGGGCGTAGCGTCAAAAGCATTTGACGCAATAAAAAAAGGATTTTCAGTAGGTCGTGATATAGAGCAGATGTCTGGAGATATTGGGCGTTGGATGGGAGCTGTATCTGATGTTGATAATGCCGAAAAACAAGCCAAAAATCCTCCCTTGTTTGGTAAAATTTTTAAAGCTGGATCTATTGAAGAGGCAGCTCTCTCTGCTTATGCAGCCAAGAAGAAACTTGAGGAACAAAGGTATGAACTCAAGATTTTTCTAAACATGACATATGGGCCTCAAGCCTACGATGATTTGCTCAAAATGGAAGGTCAAATAAGAAAGCAACGTCAAGAGACTATTTATAAACAACAACAGTTAAGAAGACAAATAGGCGAAGCTATAACTTGGTTCATTGTAATTGCTATAATTGGTGGGTTTTGTGTATTAGTTGCAGGTATTTGGATGAAACAAGCACGAGCTGATGCAAAAATATATAACGCACCAAAAGATTACACATACAAACAAAAGGTATGGCAGGGTAAAATTAAAGAAAAAAAGTACACAACTTGTAGACTAAAGAAAAGAATTACGTCAAAGTATACTAGCAAAAGAGCTTGTATTTATGAGGGTGGAAATAAAACATTTACTATGATGATAGAAACTTGGTGTCCAAAAAAGTATAAATGTATCTATGATCCTAACGGAACTGAACCCGATATAGACAAAGTGATGGAAAGTTTAAGGAGTATTAAAGATTGACCGCATTTATGCTATACTGCACTTTAAACGGATTTTTAGTAAAGGAAGGCGCAATATATTTTCGTAACATAAATGATTGTCTGAGATTTGAAAAAAAACTTAGCAATCAAGTGTTTATGAAAAATAATGAAGAACAAGTATATGATTGTATTTGTAAATTAATTCCTAAAGTTGATCCCAAGAAAGTGAGGGTTTATTGATGACAGAAGAAAAGAAAAAACCAATAAGCGTAAAAATTGATGAGAATAGTTTTGAGCTATCTTTAAGAATTTTAAGTAATGAATTTGTTGCAATAAAGATTGGCTCTACAAATTTTTCTGGTAAGTTAATAGCAGGTGGAATTTTATTATTGTTTTTTACCCTTATCTTATTAGAGGGTTTTGGTTTGAATGAGTTGTTGATGAAATGAATGTAGAGACGTTTTTGAAATGGAAAATCCTTCCGAGACTGATGATGCTAGTAAGTACAATCATGTCCTGGAGATGTGCAGAATGGTTCATGGCATTGGATTCACCAACTGCTAGTCAATCCGCTTTCGTATCGGTTGTCATGGGCGTTATGACAGGCGTTTTCGGTATTTGGATGGGTCACGAACATAAGGGAGATAATAATGTTACAAGCACTGATAGGCCCAGTAACAGGTCTACTGGATAAATTTATACCTGACGCAGATCAGAAGGCGAAGCTCGCCCACGAGATAGCCACGATGTCTGAAAAACATGCGCAGGAAGCGTTGCTTGCTCAGTTAGAGATAAACAAAGCAGAAGCCGCAAGTGGTTCTATATTTAAGGGCGGCTGGCGACCTGCTGTTGGATGGGTCTGTGCGATTGCTTTTGCTTATCATTTTATCGTAAAAGATCTAATTATATTCGGTGCAAGTTTTGCTGGAGCAGAGCTGCCAGAGCTGCCTGAATTTGACATGGGTACACTTTTAACTGTTCTCGGTGGCATGCTCGGCATCGGAGGACTCAGAACATATGAAAAGCAGAAAGGACTAACTAAATGAAGAGAAAAGTTAAAAAAGTTATGAAAGGGTTGCAAAAAGCTAGTAAAACACATGCAGCGCAAGCTAAAATTTTAAAAAGCGTATTAAAAAATGGCAAAAAGAAATGATGTGGCACTGGTTAACTTTAGCAAAATGCTTTAATAAAATTGGTAATTATTTTTATTATAAACATGTAAAAAGTTTAAGAATATCACAAGGTAGAGGAAAATAAGTGTGGACGGAATTAAATTAGCAGAGTATTTATATAAGAACATACGTCAAAGAAAAGAGGAATTAGCTCAATCTTTGGCTGATGGTTCGATAGACTCAATGGAAGACTATCGGTTCATAACAGGTCAAATACGAGGAATGACTTGGGTTGAAGAAGAATTAAAATCCTCGATGAAAGGTACAGACTTAGATGACTAAGAAACTGATCGTGCCAGAACGGTTTGTGGCAAAAAAAAATATCAATCCGACTCCTCCCCCTATAAGTAAAGCATTTGATGATAAAGAAGATGCTAATCCAAACTCAAAAGATCCGTCTAAAATGCAAACATCAGTGCTTGATCGTTTGCCAAATCCTACTGGATATAGAATGCTTGTTATTCCGTATTATGTTCCAGAAAAAGTTAATGGTATCATAATACCTGATAAAACTAGGGATCGTGAGAGTTTTGCAAGTGTTGTAGCCTATGTTGTAAAAGTAGGACCTGACGCTTATAAAGATAAAGATAAATTCCCAAGTGGAGCGTGGTGTTCTGAGAAAGATTGGGTGCTTATGGGTAGATATGCTGGAAATAAGTTTAAAGTGGATGGTTTAGAGCTAAGAATCATAAATGACGATAATATTATTGCATCTATACTTGACCCTAAAGACATTTCTTATATATAATGGAGAACATGATGAGTAACGAAACAGAAACACAAGAAGCACAGGAAGAAAAATTTGTCTACGAAGTAGAAGAGGATGCACCTGTCGCTGAAGAAAAAGCAGAAACTTCACCAGAAAAAAAAGATGAAGAAGATCGAACAATTGTTCGTGAAAAATCTGAGGAATCAGAAGAACATGAAAATTATAGTAAAGATGTTCAAAAAAGAATTAATCAATTAACAGCTAAACGTAAACAAGCACTAGAAGAAGCAGAAGCAGCTTTTAATTTTGCTCAACAACAAAAAAATGAAAACGAGCAATTAAAACAACAGCTTAGTCAGTTAAATCAAGGTTACACTTCAGAGTTTGGTAAC